CGCGACCGCTGCGTTTAACGGAATTCGCGGGCGTTTGCTTTCAGGGCTGTATCAAACCATCGGCAAAAAGCGGGCGTTCAAATCCTATCTCCACCAGTTCGCAGAAAACTTTCTCACCGCGAAAAAAGGCGGCAAAGAAACCCTGCGCGTCTGGACGAACATCTTTCTAAACGAATCATGGGAAGAGGCTGCGGAGCAAGTTGCATGGAGTCCATTACTTGAACGCTGCGAAGATTACGAAGGCGACTTACCCGCAGAAGTCTGCCTGCTGACGGCGGCGGCGGACATTCAAAAAGACCGCGTTGAATTGGAGATTCTTGGTTGGGGTGACGAAGAGGAAACGTGGGGCATTGAAAAACACGTCATCTACGGCGACTTCGATTTGCCGGACGTGCAAAAGCAGGTTGAAGATTATCTATCCAAGAAATTCACGCATCCGACCGGCGTTGAAATCGGCGTGACGTGCGCGGCCTTCGATAGTGGACACAAGACAAAGGCGGTTTATCGCTTTTGCAAGCGCAACTTTGCTCGCCGATTTTACGCCGTCAAGGGTAGTTCAACGCCGCATTCGCCGCTAGTTCAGGCCAACAAGAATAAATTTTACGGCATTTGGCTTTACAACATCGGAACAGACACCGCGAAGGACGCAATTTTTTCGCGGTTGAAGATTGAAGACCCCGGAGCGCGGTTTTGCCACTTCCCGAAGGCGCGCGGCTACACCGAATCGTATTTCAAGCAGCTATGTTCTGAAAAGCTGCAAACATTCATGGAGAAGGGGCAAGTCCGTCGCCGCTGGGTCAAAACTTTTGAGCGCAACGAATCTTTGGACTTGCGCGTGTATAATCTCGCGGCGTATGACATCTTGAAACCGAACATTGCGAAAGTTCGCGCAGCGGTGATTCCGCAAAACACGGTTGCTCCGATTGCTCAAGAGAAGACTGAATACGTTTTGAAGCCAGTTGAGAAATCCGCTCCGGTTACGCCCGCGCCAAAACCAATTGCCAAACCCGCCCCGCGTGTTCGCGTCGGCGGATTTGTTGGAAGTCGCAAGGGTTGGCTGTAAATTGACTTTTGCTTAAAAGAGAAGAGCAGGTTTAACTTTCGCCGTCGCGCGATGGTTTGACTTAATCGGCTGGCAAAGCCGAGATTGCAAATCAAATAGCATTGTCAGTTCCAATTAAAAACTACGAGCCGATTCAAATTGCGGCAGGTGATACGCTGTCTTGGCAGCGGTCGCTAGGCAATTATCCAGCGTCACAAGGCTGGCAACTCACCTACGAACTTCGCGGCAACGGTCAAGCCATCGAGTTTTTATCCACCGCGAACGGCGACACGCACGTTATCAACGTAACGGCGGCGACAACCGCAACGTGGCTTCCAGCAAGTTACACGATGGAAGGCTTTGCTGGCAATGTCAGCACGGGCGAGCGTCAGCGCATCTACCTAAACAATCTCGCCGTCACGCCAAATCTTGAAGGGGCTGCGCCGGACATTGATTTGCGAACGCAAGCGCAAAAGATGATTCAGCTAATAGAAGCCGTCCAGCTTGGTAAAGCAACTCACGACATTTTGGAAAGCGAAGTCGAGGGGACGCGCATCAAAAGACTTTCGCCAAAAGATTTGCGCGACGAATACAATTATTGGAAACAAATCCGCCAAAACGAAGTGAAGAAAGAAAATTCCAAGATGGGCAGGAGCAACGGGCGCAACCGCTACACGGTTTTTACCGACCCGAACCAAGCCAGCATAGGCCAATTTGGTGCTTTACCGCCGATTTTCCCGTTTGGAGGCGGAAATTGTGAGTGAAAAAGTCGTTAGAAAAGCGGGTGAAATCGCGGTTTTACCACCCATAAAAGGGCTTGAAAACACCCCAAAAGAGACGGTTATCACGGTAAAAACCATTGAAAAACCGCTAGAATGGAACGAAAGAAAGTCCGTTCGCAGCGATGGCAAGCGGATGTTTGCGTCCGCAATGACTTCGCGGCTAACCGGCGATTGGCCGGTGTCCATTTCTTCCGCCGACGCCGAAATTTTAGTTTCTGCAATCGCCACGCGCTCACGGCTTCGCCAATTAGAGCGCGACGACGATTATATGCGCCGGATGTTGCGCTTGTTTCAAAACAACGTCATCGGCCATCAAGGGATTCAGTTGCAAATGAAAATCCGCGAGCCTGCGCCCGCGTTGAAACCGCAACCAAACGACCCCGCCAATCCGAACGCTAAAGTTTCCAACAAGCCGCGCTTTCAATTCGACACGGAAGCAAATCAGATGGTGCAAGATGCGTGGAAAGAATTTTTGAAGCCGCAAAATTGCACCGTGATGCGGAATATGTCAGGCGTGAATTTGCAACGGCTGGCGGTTCGCGCGTGGAAACGCGATGGCGCAATCATGGTTCGCAAGTATCGCGGATTCAATAACGCCTTTGGCTTTGCGGTTCGTCCGTTGGAAATTGATTTTTTGAACTTTTGGAATGTTGGTAAAAATCCATTGAACGGAAATAACATCAAATTCGGAATTGAATACGACGAATTTGATTGCCCGATTGCTTATTGGATTTTGTCGCGGCATCCCGGCGAAGTCCTGCCGAACAATTCCGACAAGATTTATCAGACGCGCGTTCCCGCCGAAGACATCTACATGATTTTTGACATTGACCGCGCAAATCAGTTAGTCGGTATGCCGGATTTTTGCTCGATTGCTACGCGATTAAATGCGCTTCACCGATACGAAGAGGCGGAAGCCGTCGCCGCGCGTGTGGCGGCTTGCAAGGGCGGATTTGTTTCCAAAACTTTGCCAACGGAATATGACGGGCCAGTTGACCAGCGCGGAAATTCGCTTGAAGAAATGTCCCCCGGCATGGTTGAAATGGGCGACCCTGGGGAAGTCTGGCACGACATTGACCCGAAACATCCGATGGATGCCTATGGTTCGTTTGTAAAAGGGATGTTGCGTGGAGGCGCGGCGGGAGCGGGGCTGGCTTACAACACCGTCGCCAATGATTTAGAGGGCGTGAACTATTCCAGCTTCAAGGCCGGACGGCTGGAAGATACCGCGCAGTATCAATACGACCAGCAGCACATCATTGACCAGTTGATGCAGCCGATGTTTGAAGACTGGCTTCCGTTTGCGATGTTGAAAGGCAAAATCAAAATGCCGCTGGCGAAAGAAGATAAAATTCTTTCAGGCGTCAACTGGCAACCGCGCGTCTGGGCGAGCGTTGAGCCGATGAAAGAAGTTCAAGCCGACATCCTTGAAGTTGAGGCTGGCTTTGCGACTCGCCGAGAGAAAATTGCCGAGCGCGGCGGGAACATTGACGAAGTTGACGAGACGCGCGAAGAAGACCAGCTATCCGAGCAGACGCACAACATTCAACCCGCGCCAATCTCACAACCAACAATTACGAAGGGCGCAGTTGCCGAGCAGGGAGCTTCACCCGCGTCCTCTGGCGAAACTTAAAAATTGACTTTCGCTTAAATGGTAGAATGGAAACAGTTTTTTTTAGAAACGCAGAAATTGAAACCCCCGATGTCGCCACTGGCGCAATCAAACTTTCATTCGCTTCCGAGCTTCCTGTTTTGCGCTCGGATTCATCCGGCCAATACTGGGAGGTTTTGTCTCACGCGCCCGGAGATGCAAACTTTGGCTTCATAAATCGCAAGGGAGTCGCGCTGCAAGACCACAATGAGAAGCTAGACATTGGCGATGTTGTAAATAATTCGGTCAAAGTTGACGCCGACAAAAAGACGCGCGGAGAAATCAAACTTTATGATGAAAACTGGCAAACCCGCGTTAAAACCGACTGGTCTAAAATACCTGTAAGTGTTGGCTACACTCGCCTTTCAATCGTTTCTGAAAGCGTTGGCGAAGATAAAATTCCAGTTCGCCGCTTCGCTTGGAGTCCCTACGAAGTTTCCCTTCTTACTGTCCGCGCTGCGGACTCAACTGTGGGCATAAATCGTGCCGCAGAAATTGACTCTACCGTAAATGTAGAAACAAAAGTTTCCGAACCAACCAAAATCATTATGTCAGAAAAAATTGAAATCACCGAGGCGCAACGCAAAGAATTTGGCGATGCCGCACTAACCACTGACCGCGCTCGCCGCAAGGCTATTCACGACGCAGCTGAAAAGATTGCGCAAAAAACGCCGACGATGGCCGAAGCGATTCGCAAGATTGCGACGGACTGCGATTTAGCTGGCGAAACGGTTGGCGACTTTTCCGGCAAGGCTCTGGAAGCCTTTGGCGCGCGCAAACTCGACCACACGGAAGCGCACATTGGCATGAGCCAAGCCGAGGTTGAAGATTACTCGATTGTTCGCGCCGTCCAGTCCTGCATGAACAGCAAGAGCGGCAAGATTGAAAAGGACTGCCCCGAATTTGATTACAATCAGGAAGCCGAAAAACGTTACGGCAAGCGCAGTTCGTCTTTTTGGATTCCAACGGATGTCACCGTCGGCAAGAAAGGCGACCCCGAAAAAGGCCGCCGCGATATGCAGGTCAACATTTTCGGTCAAGGTGGCGCATTTGTGCCGACCTTGCTTGAGCCGACTCCCATTGAATTGCTCCGCAACAAGATGGTGCTTTCGACGCTCGGCATCCGCGTCATGGGTGGATTGACTGGCAACGTGTCGATTCCGCGTCAGACCGGCGCGGCTACGGCTTACAGTCTTTCTGAAATCGCGCAAACGGCTGTCAGCAATCAGACGATTGACCAAATCTCGCTCACGCCGAAACGCGTTTCGGCGGTTGGCATCTACTCGAAACAGCTTTTGATTCAATCCGCGATTGCGATTGAAAACTTCATGCGCGACGATTTGATGACCGTCAATGCCATCAAGTTGGATTATCTCGGCTTCAACGGTTCTGGCGCGGCCAGCGAGCCGCAAGGCATCATCAACACTCCCGGCGTTGGCTCGGTTACGTTTGGTGCGGCTGCTACCTACGCCAAGCTCGTTGCGTTTGAAACTGCTATCAACGCGGCCAACTCGCAGGGCGGCAACCGCGCCTATGTGACCACGCCGACGGCGAAAGGCACGCTCAAGAGCGCGGCCAAGTTCTTGACTGGCGGCGGCACGAACGTGACGAACATCGCGCTTTGGGAAGACAACGAAATCAACGGCTATCCCGCGCTGGACACGAACCAGATTTTGAACAACCAGATGATTTTCGGCAATTTCAACTCGCTGATTATGGCGATGTTTGGCGGGCTGGACATCGTAGTTGACCCCTACACTTTGGCGGACAAGGGGGAAGTCAAAATCACCATCAACAACTTCATTGATATCGCCTTGCGCCACCCGCAGGAATTTGTCGTGTCGGCTGATGCAGCCAACCAATAATTGACGACCAACAGAAGAACATTCAACTAATAAATAAAATGAAAATTAACAAATTGAAATTGCTGATTCTGGCGGTCGCCAGTCTTTCACTGGCCGCAAACGCGCAAGGCACGTTAGACTATTTCGCGCAGCCGCGAACCGTCGTCGTGTCCGTGCCGCAGCAGCTTTCCGGTTCGGCGGCGGTGACGAATAACTGGGTTGACATTCACACGCTCGGCGGCATCGCCAAGCTGGATGTTTCCATGTTTAACATCTCCGGCTCAAACGCCGTTACGTTTGCGGTTCAAACGTCTGCCGACCAAACCAACTTGGTCACGCTGGCGAATGTGGCGATTGCAAGCGCGCTGTCTGTGATTTACACCAACGCAACTTATGGCGGGACAAGTCTGACGGCGACCAACACGTTTAACATCGCCGGAACGCTAACCACGCCAACCTCCGCAACCGCTGGCTGGGCAACTCAATACATTATTCCCGCGCCGTTCACAAATTCCGGCACAGGATTGACGCTTACTTCAAACAGCATAACCACGTTTGGCTTTAAGGCTGACGACGCCGCGCGCTACGTTCGGATTGTCTGGACGGGCGCAGCCACGGTTACAAACGTCGTGAGCGCAACTTTGACCGCACAATAAACCAAATAAAACCTAACAAAAAACACTATGAAATTCAAAGCAACAAGCGACTTTCGGAACACGCACAAGCTGAAAGTTGACGGCAAAAAAGAAGGCGATTTGCATATCGCCAAAGGCGACACGTTTGAAGTGGATGTTGAAGACCAAAAGACAGCGGAACTTATCGCCATCCTCGGACATTCAGGCCGCATCGTTGACGTTGACGGCTCGCCGGTTAGCGTGGCGAAGATTGATGCCGAAGTGAAAGCGGAAAAGGCGAAAGCCGCCGCGCTTGCCGCCGCTGAAAAGAAATAATCTGGTTGCAACCATTCCCGCCGCTGCCGCTGTTTTTGGGTTTCAGCGGCAGCGGTTTTTGATTTATGTCAGTCTATTCAATCCATGCGGCATC